CATATCTAATCTCCGGAGTTGTAAATAATAATACTCTACAAATAGCTTTACCGTATTATTACAAAGATTCATTTAACAATGATACCATAACCAACATTGTAAATGCAAATTTCGCCATACATTATCCGTTCGTCAATTATAATAATTCTACATCAAGTTATCAAACATCGACAATCGGTGGAACAACTTACATAATCAAACAATCCTATGCTGATATTACTTATAGAAATATCAGAACATTTTCTGGTTATGCTGCTCGTCATAAAGTGTATCGAAAAAGTTTGTTATCAAATGCAGATTTTTCGGTAATAGCAGATGAACCTATAACTGTAAATGAGATACTGGCCGACGATTTAACTCAAAATAAGTTCTATACTCGTCTTGGTCAGTTTTACAATCAAGAGCATGTAAACCGATATTGGTTCACAAGTTCTGGTTCTACTAACTTGTTGATGACATATTCTCCAAGTTATGCGGCGAATTCCGTCTTCATATCCACACCATCATCTTCATATACTGCATTAACAGGAAGCGATTACTTGATGGTAAAGAACGATTCTGTTCCAGTAAATAGAAATGCTACTTACGTCCCATTTAACATGGATGAATTTTTGTCTGAGTCGGGGTCAGCTTACGATTCAAACTTTATGGCTCTCAAAGCTGGAGTTCAGTATGTCATAGAAGTTTCTGCTACCGTTATAAAACAACCCACAGAAACAAATGCTGGACTGGCATTTTATTTTACAGGGTCCGTTTCTGATATTTCAAAAGAACCAGCATATACAGGACAGTTTGGTGTAAATGTAGCAAATATAAATGCGACTAATAATGGAAATTCTATAGTAAATTTTGACAAAGTATTGACCTTTTTTACTCCCCAAAATGATTTGTATGGAACGTTGGTAATAGTTCCTAAACTCTGTAATGCTTACATCAAGGATATTTCATTTAGAGTTTATGGCGACGATGGGTTTTCTCCTGATGTGTTTACTACAAGAATTCCTTGGTCTATATCTGTGGCCAATGAAAGTTTCGAAATTGTATCACAACTTTTTGATATTAACAGCAACTTAATCTATTCTGACCTAAAGACATTTCAAAGTTTTGACCCGTCAGGTAGCACACTGATTCCGTTTCTTCCTGCTGGTAGCAATAATTATCAAGATTTGTATGTATCAGGAACACTATACGTTTCTCAAAGTGCTATAATTCAATTTGGAAATCTATTCATTCCTAACATCGTTGCTAGACCGGGCAATCCAGATATAAGTCAGAGTAGAATGTTATCTGTAAGAGCCGATGGGGCTTTAGTATTTGACCCAATTGTAGATGTATCTTCGGATAATACATACATGTATCTATCTTTGGGTAGTCCGTCTAGTAGATTGTCCACGGTGATTACTACAACAAAGGCACTTGTATCACAATATGGAGATTTGGCTGGGAGAAAAATTTATTGGGTGGCGGGCGTTAAAACTATAGAAACCAGCCCATAATTACCTTATTTATAAATATCATGATAATTTTTTGTAAACTATGTAATATAAAGGAATAAGTTATTATGGCACGAAGAAAATGGACACACGAAACAATTAAACAAGTTCTTGATGGAGAACAACCATTCATTCAAGTTGGTTACGATAAAAAAACTGTAAAACGTAAAAATGGTGAAGAGTGGACTGATTCTAAGGGAAAATCTTGGAGAATGGATAATGGCGTTATTAGTAGCGTCAATAAACAAATGGATTCCATTCGTGGATTGTTGAAAAGAATTTGTCCCGGTTGTGGACAGGACATGGATTTTACTTATGACAGGTTAGACCATAAAGTATTTCCAAAGACAGGAAAATGTTACAACTGTCTTGAGGCCGATGAAATGTTTTTACGTGCCACTGGAAAATGGGAAGCATACGAAGCTAAGAAAATGCTTCAATATAAACGTGCTAAATTGGAAGAATTTAAAGAAAAAGTAGAAGAAGCAATAGACTTTTTAAAAAATGACACGGGTAGAATGGAAGAAGTTATGTCAAATGGTGATATTGTAACTTTTAATGGAAAATCAAATCCACAGTGGTTGATAGATGCAGAGAAAGATTTGATAAAAGTTAATGATGAGTTAATAAAAGTTACAGAGGAAATATCAAAATTGGAAGAAAAATCATAATATGGCACAACAAAATCTGAGGGATGTAATACGTGAAGAAACAAAAAAATGTATGGAAGACCCCATATATTTCATGCGCAAGTATGTAAAAATTCAACATCCAAACAGAGGAACTATTCCGTTTGACCTATTTCCATTTCAAGAAGATACCCTTTCAAGATTTCACATTGATAGATTTCTTCTAATATTGAAGTCACGTCAGTTGGGAATTACAACGTTGGTCGCAGCTTATTCACTTTGGTTGTCTTTGTTTAACAGTGATAAAGCTATCTTGATTATCTCTATTAAGCAAGAAGTTTCAAAAGAAATTATCACAAAGGTTCGTTTTGCTAATGAACATTTGCCTTCGTGGTTAAAAGAAAAGGAAGTTACAAACAACCACATGTCTTTGAAATTTGCGAATGGTTCTCAAGTTTCAGCAACTTCATCAGCAAAAGATGCTGGCCGTTCCAAAGCCCTATCGTTGTTAATCGTTGACGAAGCAGCATTTATTGATGAAGCTGAGAGTATTTGGACTTCGGCATATAACACACTATCAACTGGTGGTAGAGCCATCATTCTATCCACTCCTAATGGTGTTGGTAATTGGTTTCACAAGATGTGGACTAATGCAGAAAAAAAGAAAAACGACTTTACTACGCTTAGACTTCCTTGGGATTTACATCCAGAACGTGACCAGAGATGGAGAGATGAACAAACAAAACAGTTAGGTGTAAAGGGCGCAAATCAGGAATGTGATTGTGACTTTCTATCATCAGGAACAAACGTAATAGATTTGATGACTTTAAAGTGGTATGAAGAGAATAAGGAAATGGTAAGGGATAGGAAGGAAGCAAGGCGCGGCGAAGCTCTGTGGATATTTGACGAACCTAAGTCAGGAAAAGATTATCTTGTGTGTGCTGACGTTGCCCGTGGTGATGCCACCGACTTTTCTGCGGCACATGTATTTGATATAGAAACTTTGGAACAAGTCGCTGAATTTCAAGATCAATTGGGGACGAGAGAATTTGGTGATGTATTAGTAGCATTAGCTACAGAATATAATGATGCTCTGTTGGTGGTCGAACGTGAAAATATAGGATGGGCGGTTCTACAGCAAATTATTGACCGACAATACAAGAACACATTCTATTCAAATACCAGCGACCCAAAAATTGCCGACGTTTATCATCACGTATCCAACAGATATAACCACGAAGAATCCAAACTTCTTCCGGGGTTTTCCACAACTATGAAGACAAGGCCATTATTAATCTCAAAAATAGAAGAGTATTTTAGGGAAAAGTTGGTTATTATTCATTCTGTAAGATTAATCAATGAGTTAAAAACTTTTATTTGGGAGAGTGGAAAAGCACAAGCCGCCGAAAATTATAACGATGATTTGGTCATGTCTTTGGGTATTGGTCTATGGGTCAGAGACGTAGCCCTAAGATTGAGAAATGATGGGATTAGTTTAACAAAAAACATGTTAAATAAGATTCATGTGACTCAAGATAACGCAAGAACTCCTATCTATACGGCCAAGGCCCAATCGGTAGGTCGTGACCAATGGCAAATGAAGATTGGTGGTAAGCCGGGAGATATAGAATCACTTACTTGGTTATTACGATAACTTGAACATATTTATAGGCGTAATACTATACACACACACGTTAGAAATTGAAAGGATAACATATGGCAGACCCAGCAATCAGACCAGAATCAAGAATAGATAACGACGAAATCGACGTAAAACAAAAGTCGTTGTTCGCACGTTTGAAGAAGTTATTTTCTTCTGGCGTAGTTGTTCGTAATGTTGGTGGTAAAAAACTTAAAGTTAAAGACACCAGCGATTTAATGTATGCGACGGATAGAAACAGTCTTCGTGACCGTTTCAATCGTGTTCGTTCTACATCCTACAATGCTTACACAAGAGATTTTTCATTGGCCTATCAAGCTGCTCGTATTGATTTATTTAGAGATTATGATACGATGGATATGGACCCAATCTTGGCTTCAGCCTTGGATATTTACGCAGATGAATGTTTGACAGTAAACGAATTGGGTAAAGTGTTGGTAGTTCATGCCGAAGATGATAACATCAAAGGTATTCTAACCAATCTTTTCTATGATATTCTAAACATTGAACATAATCTTTGGTCTTGGACTAGAAACGTCTGTAAATATGGCGATTTTTACATGAGATTATATGTCTCACCTGAATATGGTGTTTATCAAATCGAACCAATTTCCGCTTACAATGTTGAACGTCTTGAAAATACAGACCCACTCAATAAGAACTACGTTAAATTCCAAATCCGTCCTACTGATACCTCACAGGTAGAAACACTTGAATTCTTTGAGTGTGCCCACTTTAGATTACTTTCAGATTCCAACTTCCTTCCTTATGGTAAATCCATGATTGAAGGCGCTCGTCGTGTTTGGAAACAGTTGTCATTGATGGAAGACGCTATGTTAATTCACCGTATCATGCGTGCTCCTGAAAAGCGTATCTTCAAGTTGGATGTAGGTAACATCCCACCACAGGACGTTGACAGCTTCATGGAAAAAGCCATCAGTAAGATGAAAAAGGTACCGTATATTGACCCACAAACAGGCGATTACAACCTTCGTTTCAATCTACAAAACATGGTTGAGGATTTTTACTTGCCGGTTCGTGGCAGCGATAGTGGAACATCCATTGAAACCCTATCAGGCATGGAATTTACAGGTATTGACGATATCGAATATCTTCGTAATAAGTTGATGGCTGCTTTGAAAATTCCAAAGGCATTCTTGGGATATGAAGAAGAACTATCAGGTAAAGCAACTCTAGCCTCAGAAGACGTTAGATTTGCTAGAACAATTCAAAGAATTCAAAAAGTCATTGTATCAGAACTTGAAAAAATTGCTATTGTTCACTTGTATTCACAGGGATATCGTGACGAATCATTGGTTAACTTTAAGCTTGAACTTACAAATCCGTCAACCATTTTTGAAAAGGAAAAGATTGAAGTTTGGAGTAACAAGACTGAATTAGCTAAGAATATGATGGAAAACAAATTGTTTTCCAAGAAGTGGATTTACAAGAATGTATTCAATTTGTCTGCGGATGATTCCGACCAGTTACTTGACGAAATTGTTGAGGATTCAAAACAGATGTGGAGATTTAAGTCCATCGAAGAAGAAGGTAATGACCCTGCCAAACCTTTTCAGAAAATTAATCCTAATGATGAAGGTGGCGGTGGAGACGGTGGATTGCCAGATTTGGGCGGCGGCCCGCCGGGTCTGCCAGATTTGGGCTCTCCGGGAGATTTAGATTTGACGGGTGGAGGAACTGACTTGGGTGGACCTGCGTTAGGCGGCCCGGGCGGACCGGGTGGATTGCCTCCACTTCAAGAAGTTATGGTTAAATCGGATGCTAACCACATGAGATGGAAGCAGATGAACCGACCACCTTACAAAAAGTCGGAAAATGTAGAAGAAGGTCACGGTGAACATGCTGATGATTATGAACGCCCGTCACAAAAAGGCGAACATGATGCTCGCAAACAACACCCATTTGGAGAAGACCCACTAGGCAATTTAGAAAATAATAGAGTGCCGAGAAAGGGACATGATTCATTAACACCAAAATGGGCGAAGAACTCTCCATTAAGTCTTGAAACGCTACAAAAGAGTAATATGATTAAAAATCTTACTTCTTATTTAGATAAATCAAGATCGGAGAAAAGAGAATTAATCAAAGAAGCAAATCTAACGGGAAGTAAGTCCATTCTCGATGAAAGCAACATAATCGGGGAATAATGAAATAATACATTTTCACGTATTATCCCCATATTTATAAATTAAGTGGAAGAGTCGAATATATGCCTAAAAAAATGCGCCATTCAAAGTTTAGAAACACTGGTATTTTGTTTGAACTGTTGACAAGACAAATAACAGCAGACATTATTGCCGGTAAGGCTATTTCTGAAGCAAAAGATTTACTATTTAATTACTTCAAAGAAAATACTGAGCTTGGTAAAGAATGGCGGCTCTATAATTTTCTTTTGTCTGAAAAAATAAAAGACGAACCACACGCAGACCGATTCTTGTCTGTCATTGTTGAACAACGTAAGAAACTTAGCAACGTTAAACTAGCTAAGGAAAAATACGAATTAATAAAAGAAATCAAAGAACTCTATCCCATTGACGATTTTCTAAAAGCAAGTATTAAGAATTATAGAACCTTGGCCTCTATATTCAAACTATTTGAAGATGCTTCATCCAAAGACTCTAAATTTGAAGCGAAGGAAGTTTATCAAGCAAAAACATGTATCATAGAAAACATTGTTGATAAACCTAAAAAAGTAGGAGAAGAAGAAGACATTCTTAAATTCTATGCACTACAGAATGAGGATGTTCGTCTGTTGTCTTATCGTATCTTGGTCGAAGGCATGAACAAGAAATACAAAGACTTGGATGAAAACCAAAAGAACGTTCTACGTGAATATATCAATAACATTTCCAATACAAACTCACTAGGCGCATATGTTGTAAAAGAAGTGGATAATGTAAAATCACAATTGAACGAACTTTGTTTAAAGATTAAAGACGACGACGTAATAAGAATCAAAATAAATGAAGTGATTAGACAGTTAGACAAAGTAAAACCTACACCAAGTAAAATTGTAAAGGATAATCAAGTTATGGTTGTTCTATTGTCTTATGAATTGTTAAAAGAAATCAAAAAACAAGTCGAAGGAAAATTAAATGAAAAAGTCACAACTTAAACAATTGATTAGAAAAATCATTAAAGAGGCTGTGGCCAATGAAATTTTTGGTTGGGCCGATTGGGGTCACTCAAAACGACCAGAACAGACGGAACAACAAAAGTGGGTTGTTGATGTTTTAAAGAAACGGGGATTTAGATTTGAGGCTATGGAAGAATCACCAAAAACAAAAGAACCAGTAGTAAAACTTTCAAGACCGTATGGTAAAGGAAAACACGGCGGACCACGATTTGCCTATGTATATGCAGACGGAAGTATAAACCACAACCTAAATGTTGATAAGTTTTTGAGTGTTGTAGGCGAAGAAATGTCAAAGGTTCAAAAGCCAGAATTTAAAAAGGGTGTAACAGTACCTTTTGCCGCAGTTAATGTTGGCGAAGGTATGCATGATTCACGACCATGTGACTGTGGTAGTGGTCAAGACAGTGAATGGCAATTTGATGGTCAGGGAATTCCTCTTGTTAGAGCCTGTGCAAAATGTAAACAAAAGAAACTCTCAAAGTATCGTCCAGAAATCTTAAAAAGATATACACAAGCAGATGTTGATGAACCCATCGAACCAGAAGATGATAGATACGAAGAAGATGTATCAGAACAAACCGGTACGGGTGCCGTGGGTGGATATTCTACTCCATTCGCCTTTTCTAAAAAGGGTGGAACCAGTAGAGCTATAAAGGCTGCCAAGAAATATGGTAAAGTAGTAAAAAGCATTTCAGAGAGAGTGAAGAAGTAATATGAGTATGAAACTAAGAAATCTATTGAATTTAACCGAGCAAGCTCCGTTGCCGCCGATGGCCGACCCAGCAGCACCGGTTGCTGCTCCTGTTGCACCACCGGGTATGGATGCGGGAGGTATTGAATCACCTACTCCTGAGACTCCTACTCCTGACACTGCACCTGAACCAGAAGATCCATCAGAATATGATTTCACCCGCGATTTTAGGTCATTTGAAGACAAGAAAAACAAGGCCGAATCAGAGGCTAAAAAAGCTCTCTTGGATAAGATGAATAAGAGATTGTTGAACAAAACCATTGTAGCAAATGCTTCCCGTGGTTATGGTCAACCTAAAACTGATTATACTATTGAAAATGTAAAGAAAATCAGTGTTGAATTTTGGTATAAAGATTATGTGGTTATTGCCACAGACGCTAATGACAAGAAGTATTTCTTGACTCCGGGTATTAACATTAAGATTGAAAGTGCTGGTTCAGAACCAGCTCCGGGTGCAGAACCAAAGAGTCAAGAAGACCCACAAGCACAAGGTCAACAACCACCGGCCGGCGAAGAAGTTCCAAACCTACCACAAGGACCAGAGACGGGTAATGGACCCGCAGGCAAAGAAGGTGAACCAGCAGGCCAACCACCAGCAGCACCAGCTCAAGCTCCTGCTGCCGGGGCACAACCGCCGGCACCGGAAGTTCCAGCGCCAGCACCACAACAACCTGCACCACCAACAGGCGTGCCACAACCAGACCCTCTTAAAAAGAAGAAGAAGTTGCCGCCGGTTGCTGAGTGGATTCAAACAGATTTGAATGCTTTCCTTACAGAATTTATGTCTGATGAAGTAAAGAATAACGGAAGAGTTAATTTCATTCCTTATCTAAAAGAAGCCACAAAAGTATTGGCTGAAGGCGTTAATGCTAATAAAATTAGATGTAGATTGGTGATTCCTCAGAATCACATGATACCTTTGGTTGAGAATAGAGACATTAAACTGGCCGCAGTTGACTCAATGAGACAAAAAACATATTACGGTCAGTATTCAAAGGGGTCAGTTGATATTTCCAAGTCAGGTAGATATTACCTATTGGAATACGTAAAAGAGGTAGGATGGAATTAATATGAATCAGAAACATTTAATAGTTGATTGTATAACATTCGAATTCGTCAAGGATAACCT